AGAGAGAATGATGAAGACCTAAGAGATTTGTTTGCGTTCGGTGTAATGCTTGGACAGATTATGAAACGTGGCTACGTAGAAGTAGCTAAAACGTATGAGATCGCTGATGAAATGATTGAGGCAAAGTACGCCGAGAAAGAACCCGATGTGGGTATTACAGCAATTAAACGTAAGTACACTAAAAAGGAAAAATCAAATGAAAACTAATACAGAAAAAAGCAAGATCATCGAATTGTCTAAGCAGGGTTTCAAGCCCAAAGAAATTGCTAAGAGAACAGGCATAAATGTACGCTATGTCTACAGCGTTCGAAGTGCCAACAAGAAGAAGATCAAACCGCTCAGTGCGTACGAGCGTCATTTGAAAAAGTCTTTGGCTGAGGCGCGAAGTGAACAATACCCCATCCAAGCGCACATCAAAAAGATCAGGATGCAAGCGTCACCTAGTACTAATATAGGGAAGCCCTATAGTACCGATATGGTCAACCATCCTCCGCACTACACCGCAGGGGGCATCGAGACTATCGACTTCATCGAAGCGAAGAAACTTGGGTACAACCTTGGCAATGTGGTGAAGTACATTACACGAAGCGACTTGAAAGGTGACCGTCTTAAAGACCTTGAGAAAGCGCAGTGGTATCTGACCCGCGAGATCAACAACCAAAATAAAACAACCTAATGAATCTGATCACGCTTGATTTTGAAACTTTTTACTCGAAGGATGTCGGGTTTAAGAAGATGACCACAGAAGAATACGTGCGTCATCCTGAATTCCATGCCATCGGTGTCTGTGTAAAAGTTAATGACGGTAATACAGAGTGGTATTCAGGAAGTCACGAGGAGGTGAAGCAGTATCTATCCTCGTTGACTGACTGGGACGATGCCGCCCTGCTCTGCCATAACACCCTGTTCGACGGGTGCGTACTTGCATGGCACTTTGGGCTTAAGCCAAAATTATATTTGGACACGCTTAGCATGGCGCGCGCTATACATGGCGTAGAGGCAGGTGGCTCACTCAAGGTGCTAGCTGAGCGTTACAAGTTAGGCGTTAAGGGCACAGACGTTGACGAAGCTATTGGACTAAGGCGCGTTGACTTCACGCCCGAACACTTGGCGCGGTACGGTGAGTACTGCAAGAACGACGTTGACCTGACGTTCGATTTGTTTGGAGAACTGGCATCTTCTTTCCCAGAGAATGAATTAAAACTTATCGACATGACGCTACGCATGTTCATTGACCCGGTGTTCACTGTAGATGATGCATTGCTTTCGGCTAGGCTTGACGAGATCAGGGAAGAGAAATCAACCCTGCTCAAAGCTCTGATGGACAAGCTTAGTTGCGAGACCGAGGAAGATGTACGCAAGAAACTTGCAAGCAACAAACAGTTCGGCGCTCTGCTAGAAGAACTTGGCATCAAGCCGCCGATGAAGGTCAGCAAGACCACAGGCAAGGACACGCTCGCACTTGCCAAGAACGACGAAGGGTTCTTAGCGCTTACCGAACACGAAGACCCGTTCATTCAACAACTATGCGCGGTGCGATTGGGTACTAAGTCCACCATTGAAGAGTCTCGTATTGCAAGGTTCATCGACATCGGTGCGCGGAACAAAGGTCTACTACCCATCCCGTTAAAGTATTACGGCGCACACACTGGCAGATGGGCAGGGGCAGACAAGGTGAACTTCCAAAACCTGCCAAGCCGAGACAAGAAAAAGAAAGCGTTGAAGAACGCTGTCATGGCACCTGATGGCTATGAAGTTATTAACTGTGACTCGTCACAAATCGAAGCGCGTGTTCTCGCGTGGTTGGCTGGGCAAGATGAGTTGGTCGAAGCGTTTGCCAAGGGTGACGATGTCTACTCCCTGTTTGCGTCCAAGATATATGAACGAGACATCTCTAAAGCAAACCCCGTTGAACGCTTTGTGGGTAAGACCTGCATCTTAGGGCTAGGTTATGGGACTGGCGCATTAAAACTTCAGCACACGCTAAAGACTACGCCGCCGGGCGTAGAGCTGTCAGAAGAGGAATGCAAAAATATCGTTTCACTCTATCGTGAAACCAACGATAAGATCATTGACCTGTGGAGCGATGGCGACGATGTGATCAAAGACTTGACAGATTGGGGCAATAGCAAGCCATACTACTACGGCAAGCACGACTGCTTATGGGTAGATAAAAGCGGTGTGCGGCTACCAAACGGTTTGTATATCCGCTACCCAGAGCTATATCTCAACACTGATGAAGATAAATCCCGATACATGTACAAGTCACGCAAAGGCCCTGTGTCTATGTGGGGTGGCTCGCTAGTAGAAAACGTAGTGCAAGCCTTGGCGCGTATCATCGTAGGCGAACAGATGCTTAAGATCAACGAGCGGTACAGGGTTGTGCTTACCGTACACGATGCGGCTGTAGTCGTAGTAAAGAAAGAAGAATTGGATGCCGCGATGCAGTATGTTGTGGAAGTGATGTCAACACCGCCTCAATGGGCTACGGGCTTACCTGTGGCATGTGAGGCAAAACACGGAGTAAGCTATGGAGAATGCTAATCTTTACGAGGAAGGCGTATCATGAATGCGGATAAAAAACCTGAAACCGTTAACAGGTTTAAAGAGGAATACAAACCCCCACGTAATGACAGGATGCAGATGCGTTTAGGTTCTACGGACATACTACAAGCCCCGAGTCGCATGGGCGAAACATTATTTTATCCAGACGGTAAACAAATAAAAGATGTTGATGCTACGACGCAAAAGGAGTAATATGTATAACTAAACTTTCAAGGATAGTTATGGATTTCACATGGTCTTACTCCGCCTTAAAAGACTACATTAACTGCCCTCGCCAGTATCAGGAAGTTAAAGTACTAAAGCGATTCACCAAAGAAACGTCGCAACAGATGTTGTACGGAACCGAGGTGCATAAAGCCTGTGAAGACTATGTAGGAGAGGGTAAACCCCTAGCCCAAAATTATAAACGGTTTCAACCTGTATTGGATGCGCTAAAAGAAATTCCGGGGATACGTTACCCCGAACTTGAGATGGCGCTGACGCGAGACCGACAACCTTGCAAGTTTGCCGACGAAGACAGGTGGGTACGGGGTGTTGTTGACCTGCTTATCGTGGACAGTGAACATGCTTTTATCGTCGATTACAAGACAGGTAGCAACAAGTACCCTGATCCAAAACAGTTAAAACTGATGGCACTGATGACATTCGCGCACTTTCCAGAAGTTAAGTACATCAAGGCAGGATTGTTGTTTGTGATGCACGCTAGTTTCATGACCGAAGAATACACGCGCGACGACATAAATAAGCTATGGAGTAATTTCCATAACGACTTGGAAAGATTAAAATTGTCTTACGAAACAGATGCGTGGATGCCGAACCCTACCCCTTTGTGTGGATGGTGTCCTGTTCGTAGTTGTGAATACCATAAGGAACGGTAATGCCCTACGTAAATAAACCTAGACCCTACAAGAAAGAGTACGAACAACAAAAAACTCGTGGTGAGCATGACAACCGTATGGAACGTCAGCGTGGACGCCGCAAGCTAGATAAAGAAATGCCTGATGGCAATGGTAACGGTAAGGCTGACGCGCGCGAAGGCAAGGATGTAGCACATGTCAAAGCGCTTGATAAAGGTGGTTCGAATAAAAATGGGTTGCGTATTCAATCAGTCGCAAAGAATCGTTCGTTTAAGCGCGACTCGAAAGGTAACTTGGTATCAGAAGTAAGTAAGAAAGAACGCAGTAAGTAGTTCAGGAATAGCGCCGCTGTAAGGCATGAGTGGGTGGCGCGGGGATTTTTGGATTGTCTAAACCCTTTAACCATGTCAGTTGAGCGGTGCGAGTCCCTATCTCGATGCACGACAGGCTCAATCGACTTACCCCCGTAAGGGGTCTTACAGTCAAAGGATCAGTAATGGAAATAGTGCAAGACAGTGCAGTACGGTTTAAGTTGCGTACAGACCTAGCCTCTACCGTATCACAATACGTCAAAAAGAGCGAAGTTCTAAGTCATCAACACGGTCATACAGACATGCTTGTGTACTGGGGTCTAGAAGAGATGCAGACCTTAACCAAGATACATGATGACGCAAAATTACCATCACCCATACTACGCGATTACAAATGGCCCGGCATGTTCACGCCGTTTGATCATCAAAAAACTACTTCATCGTTCCTTTCTTTGCGTGACCGCGCTTTCTGTTTTAACGAAGCAGGTACAGGCAAGACATCGTCTGTGATATGGGCGGCTGATTATTTAATGAATCAGGGGTTGGTGAAACGAGTATTAGTGATCTGCCCTCTGTCGATCATGTACTCCGCATGGCAAGCAGATGTGTTCAAGACA